TCATTCCTTTATAGGGCTGGCATCCATGACTACAATCTAGGGCTTTCCAGAGTAGCCCATAGGGAAGAAACCTTATTTACCAATGGTATATACCAAAAAGGGTACAAAGTTCTTGCTATACCTAATGCTATTACTTGGCATCTAAAGAACCCAGAAGGGGGAATCAGAAGTGAAACTAAACAAGAAATGTATTCCCATGATGAAGCTATTTTTAGAAATATTGTTGGACTTTCTAATAGCACCATTGTTGTTCTTAACTCTGGCTTTGGTGACCATATTGTTTTCAGCCATGTACTTCCTGAAATTTCTAATCCTGTCATTTTTACTTGTTATCCTGAAATTATCCAAGGTAGGTCAATAGCCGAAGCAACTGCCCTTTTTGGCGATATAGACCAATGGAACATCTATAAGAAGATGGCTGGATGGAATTGGAAAGGCAGTCTAGAAGATGCTTATAGAAAGCTGTATTTATGATAATTATTGCCCCTTTTGCTAAACCTTTAATAAATGGGAATCGCAACCCTAAAAATTACCCTTATTGGGATAAATTAATTGAATTAACTAATGAAAAGATTGTTCAAGTAGGTGTAGAAGGTGAAGAACAGCTTGTATATGATTTTAGAAAGAACTTATCCCTAGCAGATTTGCGAAAACTAATCTCAGAATGTCGAATTTGGATTGGGTGTGATAGCTTTTTTCAGCATCTTGCATGGGATTGTAAAAAACAAGGGATTGTTCTTTGGTCTGTATCTGATCCATTGATATATGGGCATCCAGAAAATATTAACTTATTAAAAAGCAGAAATTATCTTGCTGATAATCAGTTTCTATGGTGGGATTTCACCAAATATAATCCTGATGCATTTGTAAAGCCAGAAGAAGTGTTAAAATATCTTTAAATTCCAGATAATATAAGATTTATTAATAATTTAACCTATTATCTGGGGTAGCTATGAGTTTAGATGCAATAACAAAAGATGATCTAGTTGTTTTGCTTAAAGAAGTTATTGCTGAAGCTGTCGAATCCCATCCTTTATCAGATGATGAAGTTAAATGGGTAAGATTGGCAATTCAAGCAGAAGCAAAAAAAGCGGCATTTAGACAAGCTGTTATTGATAAAACTTTTATTGGCTTGCTTAGTTCTGGTGCTATTGGTCTATGTTACTTTATTATAGATTCTGTTAAAACTCATTGGAAATGAAACCCAAACATAGATCAAAAACCCTTTGGTTTTCTTTTGCCCTAGTAGTATTTGGTGCATTAATGGATAACTTTTCATATATTCAAAACTTTATTGACCCTAAATATTATGGCTATGGCTATATCCTCATAGGGATTATTGTGGCAATATTGAGGTTCTTGACCAACAAACCCTTGGATAACCAATGATCGATTATGTCAAAATATCATTTCTTGGTGGTTTATGCTTTATCCTTTTTGGCTCTGGCTATTGGATGGGTTATTCACGATATATTGAATATAAAAAGTCAGTTGAAATTCAAGCCAAGACCCAAGAAGCAAAAGTAGAATCAATCCAAAAACAGCATGAATTAGTGAAAAAAGGAATACAAGATGAATATGATGCGAAACTTAGTTTATTGCGTACCTATTATTCTAATGGGGTGCGTCAGCCCAGTTCCAATACCATGCCCAACCTTTCCAACACCGCCAGCATCGCTAATGCAGTCTCCACCTACAATGTTCTTGCTGGACAATGCTCAGAAACAACTTTAATGCTAGTTGAATTACAGAAGTGGGTTAATGAAACTTATGCTATCAAATGACATCTGAGCAATTAGCAAAACTAGGTATAAACCCTGATTGGTTGCCTTGGCTTCAAAAGACTTGTGATAGATATTCCATTAACAATGTAAATCGGCAGTCTGCATTTCTTGGTCAATGTATGCATGAATCTAATTCATTCAAAGTGCTACAAGAGAATTTGCATTATTCATCGAATGGCTTAAAGTCAATCTGGGGATCAAGATTCCCTACAAATGAAATAGCTGATAAATATGCCAATCACCCAGATATGATTGCCAATAAGGTCTATGCCAATCGCATGGGTAATGGCGATGAAGAATCAGGTGATGGCTGGAAATACAGGGGCAGGGGGATCATTCAATGTACTGGCAAAGATTTGTATAAAACCCTATCTAATGCCCTTAATATCGATTTAATCAGCGATCCAGATATGCTATTGGAAATGCCTTATGCATCTATGTCTGCTGGTTGGTTTTGGAACAAAAAAGGTCTGAATGACCTAGCAGATCAAAACAATTATGAAGCTACCAAAGAAATGACAAAGCGAATCAATGGTGGATTCAATGGTTTAGATGATCGAATCCTAAAAATTGAACAAGCTAAAAAAGTATTGACAGCCTGATAGGTTTATTCTGGGCTGTCGCAGAATCGTGAAGTTTAGTCCTATCTACTAATAGACTTTAAAAAGGGACATCCGAATCCATATCAGCCAAACTGCTTGATGTGGCTGGTGCATTTTCTTTTGGCTTTGGTTCTGCTAATGAAATCCAGCCATCCCAAGTAACTGGGATTGCTTCTAACTTGATGGCTAGACCACCTTGTTTGGTATCTACACAAACACCAATCTTTTGCCAGCGGTTCTTTTCATTGCCGCTTTTGTCGGTGTAAGTGCCATTTTTGACGATGCAATCATATTTAATGCCCATAACTTCTCTCTTTCAATTGTGTATAAATTTGTTGAACTTCATTTAAAAACCGCTTTACTTCTGTTTCTATATGCTCGATATATGATTCATCCCTATCCAAGCGCACTACAAACAATTGCAACTCAGGTGGCAGTCTAGGGTCATAGGACACAAAATCAGTCCATAAGCGCCCTGTGCAAGCCATCTGTGTTTGCATTTGTGGGACATACTTTGCTGGGGGAACTCCAGCCAATAAATAATCAATATGATTAGCTGTATTTGGGCATTTTATTTCCAAATTTCCCTCAGATCCTATTAAACCATCTGGGCTACACCCAAACCATTCAATAGTCGGATGGTTGCAAAAAGCAACCTGATCTACAAATAACCCTTTAAAGGCTTCATAAGCCATCCTAGCCAGCGGTTCTGTTTCTGTACCCCAAGCCATTGCTGGGCTTGTAAAACTGCTTGTAGGTATGTTTGTGAGCCTTTCAACTACCAAATCCATCTTGTAGTTCTTACGACCAGCAGATTCCCCAGATTTGATCTTGGACATGACATCGGCAACACGACTAGCGGTTACCTTTCCTAATCGAAGTTGCTTCCATTCGTCTGTGCCTTGTTTAATTGATGGAATATCCTGATTTAACACAATTGTTGTATTTAAATCAATCATCCCGGCAAATGGGATTGGTTCTAAAGCATTTATCCTATCTTCTGTTGTGAATGTTGTAATGATTCTCTCCTTTTATTTGTTGATCTATTATTTGCTTGCTGTTTTGCTGTTGCCCATCTGCAATTGCTTGGCTCATAATTGCCATCATTGTTTATTCTGTCAATAGAATGATTTTTTGATGGTCTTTTTCCCATATCTAATAAAAATTTATTGAAATCAAGCCAAGATGGGTCAATTTTTATTCCTCTACCGCCATATCTATGAAAGTTTGCAGAACTTTTCCAATGGGTTCTAGACAATATTCCAGACCAAGCAATATATTCTGGCGTTTTATATTTTCCATGTTTAGTTGCTCTTTGTTTTGCAAGTTCATCTTTCAAGCATCCGCATGATTTTTGCCGATTACTATTTAATGTATGAGTTGGAACAATACAATAATTTCCACAATTGCATAAACAAGTCCAGCAAAAATGACCATTTTGTCGATAGGCAAACTCTTTAACTAGCAATCTTTCAAATCGCTTGCCAATCATTTTTTTTGTAGCATTTTCAAGTTTATTCATAAATTAAGTATAAATAAAATTGCAAATGTTGTCAAATTGTAGATGTAGTCATTTTTTGGTCATATTGTTTTATAGTTTCCTGTAGTTGTTTTGCATAAATAGATGCTGATTCTGCCGCTTTCCCTGCTGAAACCCAATCACTTTTTAAGCAAAACAAATGACAATTTTTGATGGCTAATTGGG